AAGAACAAAGCTGCCCTATTTTGGGGAATTGTTGCCGATTTGTTGCCACAGCAATTTATATTTGTTGCCATGGCACTACTGAGTAAAAAAGAATTCGCGGAAAAATGCGGAATCAGCACGCGTGAGCTGTCCGTTTACATCAAAAGAGGAAAGGTCGAAATCAATTCAGACGGCCAAATTGATGATACAAACCTTAAAAATGTGGACTTCATGAGTCGACATGTGGATAAAAATTTACAGAAGGAGCCGCCCCCACCAAAGAAATCACAAGCCAAAGCGAAGAAGGAAAGTACACCCGGCAACAAATCTGATGACGGGGATAAGTTGCTTTATGAGTTAGAGAAGGAAAAAAAGCTACACGACATACAGGCTGTTCGAAGTAGGAACGAATTGATGGCCTTGGATCTGGCTAAAAAAGCAGGGAAGTTGATCCCAACAGATGATGTTAAGAACCTATTTGCCCAACACAGCAAGTCAATAACGATGAGTTTTAAGCAATTCATCGAGGGTTTCCTATCTGAAATAGCGCAAAAAGCGAAGCTGAACACAAACCAAGTGGCTGAATTCAGGAGTAAAATGATATCGGGATTGAATAAATCTGTCGATGATGCGGTTAATTCTACTCGTGAAAGCCTTGAAATAATCAAATCTAAACTCGAAAACGACAAGGAAAAGGTATGACACTGAGCCATGTAAACGAACTTTTGAACATTGTTGAGGTCGGTAGACAGAAAATTTCAAATGTATCCCCGAGTGCGTGGGCTGAAGATAGGCGAGTGATGCCGCTGGACAGCGCGTTCCCCGGCCCGTTCCGTTTTGATATTACACCATACCTACGGGAGCCTTTAGATTTATTTTCACCGGACAGCCCGGCAAGAATTGTAGCCGTGATGAAAGGAGGTCAGATAGGATTTAGCGCGGGCGTTATAGAGAACGTTATTGGCTGGATAATAAGCGAAAATCCAGGTCCTATAATGTATTTATCGGGCCATGAAACACTTTCAGAGGAGGCAATGAATACAAGAATTGATGCAATGATTGAGTCATGCAACCTGCGCCATCTAATTCGCCCGTCCATAAAGAAGAAAAAAAACCAACGAACCGGCGATACTGCTAAATCGAAAGAGTTCCCCGCTGGATCTTTAGTGGCTGGAGCGTCAAGTAATCACGCATTGTTGCGTCAAAGATCTATAAGATTCGGGCTTTATGATGACTTTGAGAATGCACCGCGTGCAACAAAGGAGTCAGGATCAACCGAGAGAATGATTTTGCATCGGCATACTGCATTTAGGGACAAAATGAAGGTGGCATTTATTTCTACTCCGGAGAGAAAATCAACATCGAACATAGAGCCGTTGTTTTTAAAAGGAGATCAGCGCAGGTATAAAGTTCCGTGTCCATTGTGCGGTGCATTCATTCCGCTGATGTGGAGCGTTGACATAACCGGGACAGATGGGACAAAAAAAGGTGGTATAACTTGGCGACTTGATGAAAAGAACAGATTGATTGATGGTGTGTTGGTCGGCGATGAGAATTCTGTGGGGTATATATGCCAAGAATGCGGAGGTTTTTTTGATGAAAGCCATAAATATAATATGAATTTGCAGGGTTTTTGGGAGCCAACCGCTGAGCCATCCGAGGTTGGGTATTATTCCTATCACATTTCCTGCTTGTATTCGCCGCCAGGCATGAGCACATGGACGGATTATGTGCGTCAATACCTCGAAGCAAACCCGCCAGGGCAGCCAAGAAACGAGGGATTGCATCAAACTTTTGTGAATCTTGTGTTGGCCGAGACATACGAACCGGAGGTTTCTGAGTTAAACGCGAACAAATTACAGCAACACAACATCAGGAAATATAAAGTTGGTATTGTTCCGGATGAATTGTCTGCAGCTGATGGGAATGGTAGAATAGTTTTACTGACTTGCGCGTGTGATTTGAACGGTGTTCCTGATGACGCCAGGTTGGATTATGAAATTGTAGCGTGGTCAGAAGCCGGCCCGAGTTATTCAGTTGTGCACGGGTCAATAGGTACGTTTGTGCCTAACGAAAAACAAAAAAATAATAGGGAAGATCGGGAGCGCTGGACGTATCACCATGGCCGCCCAAGAAGCGTATGGACTGAGCTTACCAAGATATTAAACGCTGATTATGAGGCGCAGAGCGGGCGGAAATTGCGTATCCTGATGGCTGGTATTGACTGCGGCCACTACTCGGAACACGCATATCCATACATAGATAAGCTTGCTAACCCGTTCAGAGTGGCGTTAAAGGGGCGAGATGAGTCGAAGGCCACCAAGTTTGGCGTTGATATACCACCATTTAAGCCGGCCAGAGAGCACGCGAACATGTATTTGATTGAGGTTAACGTGGTAAAAGATACTCTTTCGGGGTATATACAGCTCAATTGGGATGCATCTGAGGACGCTTTACAGCCTACAAACTTCATGAACTTCCCTATTCCATCGGACGAAAAGTACCTATACACAAATTATTTCAGCCATTTTGAGGCAGAGCAGCGTGTGTCTGAGATGAAAGATGGTAATACTGTTTCATGGCGCTGGAAGAAAAAAAACTCAGCTGTTCAAAATCACATGTTCGACTGCAGGATCTACAATACAGCGCTCCGGGATATTTTCGTTTCAATAATGTGTAAGAGTATGAAAATAGATAAGCCAACGTGGACCAACTTGGTTAATGCGATACTTGGTAAAAAATAAATTTCGTGTATTATTGTTTTGTTTTTAAAAAGTTATCAATAACTTTACATCATAATCAAACACAAAACGCGAAAGTCATGAAAACTACTTCAGCTATCCAGAAATTAAATAAGGCGGGTATAGAGGTTAATATTGTAAGAACCAACAAAGCTGGTTCTTTTTATGAAGGTAAACTTAATGGTAATGTAATATTGTTCACTGACTTTGATGGTGAGGCTAAATCGCTCTACGTGGTTAGAGAGGGTCGTGATAATGGATATAATGGTTATAACGGTATTTTTGCGTCAAGCATAAAGCAGGCTATAGATTTATGTCAAGATTAATTGCTTTTAATGGCTGCTTGCCTTCAAAGTCAAATCCAGATGATATAAAGCATTTTTTATTGGAAGAGATGGGGATAGGAGCTGAGGTAAATGCGTCCAATGAATCAATATTGATTGCTGTTAAGACACACCATAGCGCTATGAAAATATGTACTTCATTGAAAGGAGATTATGATTTTTCTATACATCATAAAAAAGAATATCATAATTCTTTCATTGTGCAAATTTACGATAGAAGTTAAAAACACTTTCGCGAGTACGGGGGAGGGCCTGCCCGAACCCGGTTCGCGTTAATAGATTCATTCCATATATTTGGAAATACATTTACCCTACCTACTAAATGAAAGTTGCAATTCTTATACCCGATAGAGGGGACCGACCTGCCTTCCTTAAAAACTGTTTGCGCATGATCGAAGCGCAGACATTAAAACCGGAATATATACACCTTGTTGATTACAAGCCGGTGAACGATGAGGTTGATATAACCCCACGTTATTATCACGGGTATCAGTTACTCTCCAAATACGATACACTTGATCTAATCGCCTTCATTGAAAATGATGATTGGTACTCACCGCTATACCTTGAAACAATGATTCGCGAATGGGATAAAGCGGGTCGCCCTGATTTATTTGGCACCAACTATACTATCTACTATCATATAGGTTTGCGCAAATACTACAAGATGAGCCATCCGGATCGAGCCAGCGCGATGAATACAATCATCAAACCAAAGATACCTCAATTGTTATCACGGGATGGATGGCCGGTAGATAACGAGCCATTCACGGACATGTGGTTATGGACTAAAGTAAAATCAAGAATTACATTTTGTCCGGAGTCGCATATATCCATTGGTATAAAGCATGGCTTTGGTAAAACCGGTGGACAGTCTCATACAACCAGACTGCACAGATACGAGCCTCCAAGGGGATCATTGGATAATGGATTTCTGAAGTCTATTATGGATGAGGAGAGTTTTAATTTTTATTCTCAATTCTCACAGCCATCGATATCAAACAATTGTGATTTCTTACCAAGCCAGATAGACTAATGAGAGTTGCGATAGTGACAGGTATATGGAAACGCCCGGAAATATTCAGCATGTTTGCTGCCGGTGTTATGCATCTTCAGGATATGTTTAAAGGCAGCATTGAAATAGTTTGTTGTGTCGCCGGCAGCGAAGGCAGTATAAGCAGATCTATAGTAGAAATGTATAGCAATTTCTTTTACACGGAAACACCCAATCAGCCGCTTGGTGCAAAGATGAATCAGGCAACATCACTTGCTAAAAAATTAGAAGCTGATTATTGTTTGATGGTTGGCAGTGATGATATAATAGGACATTCGCTAATGGAAAAATACTTTGAGTTAATGCAGCGTGGTGTTGATTATGCTTACTTAACTGACTGTTATTTTTTCGATACAGTATCAAAGAGGGGTTTGTATTGGGGCGGCTATATTCGGAGCTTCAATCGGGGGAAAGGAGCAGGTATAGGCCGCCTTATTTCAAAATCATTCCTCAATAAAATGAATTGGATTTGCTGGCCACCTGGTTATGATCGTGTTTTGGATACAGCATTTGATAAGCAGGTGGAGAGACTGGCCGGGTCGAAGATTGAAATAAATTTGATGCGCGATAAATTATTTGCGCTTGATATAAAGTCATCTACGAACATGACACCATTTGAGCAATGGGAGAATTCAAGATTTGTAGATGGTAAAAAACTACTTTTTGAAAATTTACCTAACAACCTAGCCCAATTAATATATGGATGAATTCTTTAATCTTGGCAATGGAAACAAAGCCCATTTTAATTCACACATAAGCCCCCACGCGCGCATAGGAAAGAACAATATTTTCTATGAGGGATCTATAGTGCGTGAGAATGTTTTGATTGGTGATAACAACCATATAGGCCCATACTGTATTATCGGTGATGCTCCTGAGAAAATTGGATACTTTGACAAATGTGGTCTTGTTATAATTGGGAACAACAACCGATTCACAAAGCAGGTGACTATTGATGCGGGCACAGACAAAGAGACGTTTATTGGTGACTTTACTATTCTTTTGAAGAATGCCCATGTTGGTCACGATGCTGTAATAAAAAACGGTGTTGTGTTATCGTGCAACTCAATCATTGGTGGCCATACTGTTGTAGGAGAGAATACCAATTTTGGACTTGGCGCTGTTGCTCATCAAAGATTAAATATACCATCCGGATGCATGATTGGAATGAACAGTACGATCACAAAAAAAACAATACTTAAGCCAGGTAGAAAATACGCAGGGAGTCCGGCGCGAGATATAGGAGATAACACCGAAAGATTTAAGTAATATGGGAAAGACTACTTTTAAAAGGGACATTCTAAAATACAAACACCCTGAATTAATACAGTTAGTTCAGCATTTTCATGTAATGGGCCCAGAGATAGATAGAGAATTGTTTATTGACAATAAGCCGGTAAAAGGACTGTGTCACACACGTTCGTACTTTTCGATATATAAAATTCATGGTGATGATATGTATGTGAATTACATAATGGATCACATTATATTGGATGTTAAAAAGAAGGGTATAGGCAGAACAGTTCAAGAGGTAACTATATATGATACATATGTTGAGTTCGAATGTGATAAAGTAAAAGAACTCAGCAGTGTACATCCATCTCAACAAACAGGATTAAACTACAATTGAAATATGTGTGGTATAGCTGCGGTAATAAATGGCCAATTGCATGAGGTATTACGCATGGGCAATGCGTTGCGCCATAGAGGCACAAAAAGTAACGTTACTGAGATTGGTAATTTAAAAGTTTGGTTTTCTCATCTTCCGATAACAGATGCAAGCGCGCCACCACAGCCATATACATTTGGTAACTGGACGGTATGGCTTAATGGTTATATAAGTAATTACCGTGAGCTGGCTATACTGTATAAGGCGCCAATGAAAACAGATTGTGATACCGAGTTTCTTGCATGGTATATTAATTTTATTGGCGGTCCGAACAATGTTCAGATGCGATCATTGAACGGATTCTTTTCTATACTTGCTTATGATGCTATATCATCGAAGGTGTATACAGTAACAGACAGGTATGGCATAAAACAATTATACCGATACAAAAAAGGAGATACTATATATATAGCTAGTGAGGTAAAATCGTTACTCGCTGTAAATGAAATAGAGATATCGGAACGAGGTGCAGAGGATTGGATATATAGTTTAGGTGTGATGAATGAAGATACTATATATACCGGTATAGAGAGAGTTAAGCCGATGCCATTGTTTCAGCCCAAAGAAATATCAATATCGTATTCTGAGGCGAAAGAAAGATTACTATACCTATTCAATCAATCTGCTCAAAGGAATAAGGTTGTTGGATTAAAGGATGGTATATTTTTATCGGGTGGTGTGGATAGTGGAATAATAGCCAACAGAATGCAGCCTGATTATTCTTTCAGTATGGATTACCAAGATGAGAAGTTTTCAGAAATACAGAATATAAAAAACAACTCTGTAGGTATACACCATACGTTGATCTGCAATGAGAGGCTTTTCAATACATACAAGGATCCGGCCGCCGAGGTGTTGGATGATCCTAAGGCCGGAAGCTGTTACACAAATTTTGCTCTTACGGAGTTGGCATCAAAGTTCTGCACAATATTATACTCAGGCGCCGGTGGTGATGAGGTGTTTGATGGATATACTCACAGGTATGAGCGCCCAATAAACGATGTTATAAGACGCACATTAATAACCGATGACTTTGATAGAAACCCGTATTACGATCCAACCCAGATTACCCACAAGGAATATGATTGGAAATTTCTGAAAGCAATATTGGTTGTGGAGGATAGGATTTCAGGGTATCACACAATGGAAACCAGGTACCCACTGTTGGATAATGATTTTGTTGATTTCGCGCTATCACTCCCGGCTGAGTATCGAAAGAATAAAAGAATACTGAAGGATATAAGCGGATTGAGCAAAGAGGTTACTGAAGGAAAAAAACGCGGATTCTCTAATCCATACATGACAAATTTCCAATGGGCAATGTTTGTATTAAGTCATAAGATAAAACCAAAACCAATTTCAAAATGAAATTAATAGCATGCTATACCGTTTTCGATGGGATCGAACTGTTGGAGAAATCAATTAACAATATATACCCGTACGTTGATGGTATAGTTGTTTGTTATCAGGAGGTGTCTAACAAGGGGAATAAATGGAACATAGAAAAACACTATGATCTGATGAACCGGGTACAACAACTGTCCAAGGTTATGATTGTTATGTACGAAACGCAAACATGCCCGCCAAAAGAAAACGAGAGGAGAAAGCATAACATGATGGTGGATGTTGCAAAGCAACTCAACGGCACCCACTTTCTCATGATGGCTACGGATCATTTCTATATGCCTGGGGAGTTGCATTCATGGAAATCAAAAATAGAGGCTCAGGGTATAGATAGTACTTTCACTGCGATGTACACATACTACAAGTACCCAGAGTGGAGGTTAACCCCAATGGAGACTTACCACATGCCTTTCATCTGCAAGCTACACCCAAACACCAAAATAGAGCGCATTAGAAATTTCCCGGTGTTTGTGGACCCATCAGTTCAGATGAACACGTATGGTAAATTTGTTGTCCTCAATCAGTATGATGTGATGTTGCATCATTACTCTTTGGTTCGCGAGGATCGGGAGTCGGTGTGGTTAAAGTTCCAAAACGCAGCAAGTCCGTGGGCAGATTCTGAGATTGAAATGTTTATGCAGGAATACGATGAGTATGATATTCAACAGAACCCAGGTATAAAGTACTTTAGTGGCCGAAAAATTGTAGAAGTTCAGGACCATTTTAAACTGCGATCGATATTAAAATAAGCTGTTTTTCATTTGTTAATTTTTATGCCGGGGATGGGTCCCACGGCTTTTTTGTTTGGATTAATTTAAAAATCTTATAGGTTTGTAGAAAATATCATCAACTCAATATCCCAAACATGGCATCAACTGCGGTTAGTTTAGAATACATTTCCCGGATTCTTGGGTATCAAATTAAAAAAGGGGATTTCCGCGTTGTTTCCCCAAATCTGCCAATGCGAATTGCAATATTTGGCGAGGCCAATGAAGCGAATCAGGTTGATTTGAGCACCAGTCCGTTGGAGATAACGAGCGCCAAGCAGGCAGGAGAGGTGTACGGCTATGGCTCACCGATTCACATGATGATGAGAATTTTGCGCCCCGTTGGAAGCGATGGCGTTGGCGGGATACCGACTGTGGTTTATCCGCAGGCAAAGGCTGTTGGTGCAACTCAACGTGTTTTGGAAGTTGAGCCGTCAGGAGTGGCAACCGGAAACGGTACGCATACTTTAAAGATCGCCGGAAGAACGGGAGTTGATGGCCTGTTTTACGATATCAACATTGAAGCGGGAGACACTGCGGCAGACATTACCCAAAAAATGGAGGATGTTATAAATGCTGTGCTTGGATCGCCTGTAATTGCATCATCTGATGATTACTCTACTACCCTGACCACTAAATGGGCCGGCCTATCGGCTAACGGTATTTCGGTGGAGGTTGATACAAATGGTAACGACCTTGGTATTACATACGCTGTTAACGCGACACAAGCAGGATCAGGAACGCCATCAGTTCAGGCATCATTGGATTTGTTTTTGAATAACTGGAATACCCTGATTATAAACGGTTACGGTACAGTTACATCGGTGATGAATACGTTTGAAAATTTCAATGGTATTGCAGATCCACCAACAGGAAGATATGGACCGGTGATTTTCAAGCCATTCATTGCAATAACAGGAAGCGTTGAAGATGATCCGAGTTCATACACTGATTCTAGAAAAGATCAGATGACAATTGCGATTGCTCCTGCGCCTGGCAGCGCTGGATTACACTTCGAAGCAGCTGCGAATGTATGCCGGATACAGGCCATTTGCGCGCAAAATACGCCACAGCTCGATATTGGCGGTACATCATATCCGGATATGCCAACCCCTGATTCAATAGGATCGATGGGAGTCTATACAAACAGAAATGCAATTCTGAAAAAAGGCTGTTCAACTGTTGATCTTGTCTCAGGCAGATACCAAATGCAGGATTTTGTAACAACATACCATCCTGTTGGTGAGGAGCCGCCGCAATTCAGATACTGCAGGAATATAATTCTCGATTGGAATGTGTACTACGGGTACTATCTGAAAGAACTTGTGAATGTTGTTGATCACGTTATTGCGCGCGATGAGGACAATGTAACGGCAAACAAAGTGCTGAAGCCAAAGAACTGGAAACAGGTTCTTTTCACATACGCGGATGAGCTGACTTCACGGGCGCTGATAGTAGATCCGGATTTCATGAAAAATTCTATTGAGGTTGGGTTGAGTTCCGTTAACCCTGATAGACTCGAAACATTTTTTAGATATAAGAGAAGTGGTACGGTACGCGTTGCATCTACTGATGCCGAGGCCGGATTTAACTTTGGAAACGTAAATTAATCACCCATTTAAACATACATTTCTATGGCAGTCGGTGGAGATATAACCGAAATAAGAGTGAGCCACCCAACATTGGGCTCACGTTCATTCCAGGTGAAATCAAATGAGGATTCAACTTTGAATCTTGGCGGCATAATTTCCAACGATGATGAAAACGGTGTTACATCAGCTGGGGAAATGATCGATCAACTTAATAATACACGTTGGTCTGCGTCCTTAGTCTGCGCCTGGAATATGATTGGTGCTGATGACCTCGAATTTGCGCAGCAATTAGCTGCCAATCCTGTTTTGGGAGATTGGACTATTACCCATATAAGCGGTACAGTATATGGCGGTAGCGGTAAACCTGTTGGTGCATTGGAGGGTAATACAAACGCGGCAACTTTCGATATGAAAATTGCCGGTGGCGGGAAACTGAAAAAAATAGCATAGTATGGAAGACTACACAACTGTAAAAGCAATTTCGGCCGATGTTGCAGAGGCTGATGTAACAAGGTGGTTAAATCACAAGAAGGTATTTGATTCTACCAGAAACGAGCATAAGGACAAAATAAACCTGCTCATAGAGGGTATACAAAATGGGGTATTGGTTATAAATGAGGATTTCACTATAACCCATAAGTTATTACATCCTCTTGACGGTGTTACTGAATTGACTTACCGAGCACGCATCAATGACAACATGTTGAGAGATTATTATAAGGGTGTTGCAAACGATGATGGTGATGAAAGGTTAAGGGCTGTTATTGGTTGCCTTACGGAAAAAGCCCGTGGTATAATTGCAAAACTTGATTCACTCGATAAAAAGCTGTCGATAGCAATAGGAATTTTTTTTATGTAATCGAACAGCGTTTCGACAGCATGGTAAAAAGTGTTGTAAGGGAACATCATTGGGCACCGGATCAAATCGGTGCCCTTTATTTTGATGCCGCAGATTATCAGGGGTTGGTTTATTGGTATAATGATGTTGTAGAGGTGAGTAATGAAATAAAGAGAAAGGCTGAAGAAGCCAAATCCAAAAATAAAAAGTAGGATATGAAGGCTTTTACAATACCATCTGTTTTTAAGGCTGTTGATGGATTAACAGCTCCGGTCAAAAAAATGTTTGGTACATTATCAGGATTCCTAAAGAGAACCGATGCAGAAGTGGCCATGCTGGAAAGGCATTTTAGGAAGTTGGGGGATACGGCTTGGGATATTTCAAAAAAAGCTTTTATAGTGGGGGCGGCCTTGGCGGCTCCATTCATTGTGGCTGCCAACGATGCTATCCAATTTGAGGATCGGATGGCAGACGTTGGGAAAACAACAGGACTTGCCGGAAAGGAATTGGATGCATTAGGTAAGGATTTGTTGGGGCTCGCACCGGCAACAAGAACATCAATAGCTGAGTTGCAACAAATAGCGGCCATCGGCGGTCAGATGGGAGTGGCTAATGATCAGTTGATTGGATTCACAGACAGCGTTAATAAATTCAATGTGGCCCTTGGGTCTGATTTTGAGGGCGGCGTTGAGGGTGCCGCAAAGGCAATAAGTGGATTGAAAAATCTTTTCAAAGAGACCCGTGATTTACGGGTTGATGATGCTATAACACGTGCTGGATCTGCGATAAATGCATTGAGTGCAAAGGGTGTTGTGGTTCCCGAGGTAACCGAATTTATATCGAGGGTTGGTCAGCTTCCGGATGCAATAAAACCATCCATACAGAATACTGCAGCGCTTGCAGCTGTTTTCAATAAATCAGGGATTACAGCGGAAATTGCTTCGCGTGCTTTTGGTGATGTTCTTTTAACCGCAGCGCAGAACCTTCCGAAGTTTGCCAAACAAATGAAATTAACCGAGAAGGATGCAGCCAGGTTAATTAACACCGATCCGACAGAATTTGTAAATAAATTTTCCCAATCATTGAACGGACTGGATGCGCAGAAGCTTTCAAAAACACTGAAGGGATTAAAACTTACTGATGCGGGAGCGGTTAAGGTTGTCGGTGCGCTCGGCTCATCAACAAAAATGCTTGCTGAATTTCAGACAATTGCAAATAATGAGTTTGAAAAAGGAACATCGTTATTGAATGAATATAATACCAAGAATAATACTACTGCTGCGAATATTGAAAAGGCTAAAAATAATTTTAAAGCCTTATCGATAACCATAGGGACAAACTTGTTGCCAGTTATTAATGATGTAATTACTGCAGTTTCACCGATGATAAGAAGTTTTACAGAGTTTGCTAAAGAGAATCCAGGGACGGTCAAAACGATACTTATGTTGGTGGCAGCTTTATCAACAACAGCATTTGTTATTTCTGGTGTTGCTGCAGCTGTAAAATTATATGCTGATGTAATGTTGATCGCTAATAATATTACCAAATTAGCCACGGTATTTCAGGCTGTTTGGTCAAAAGTATTAGTTATAGGAACATACGCAACAAAGGCTATAACAGCAGCTCAATGGCTTTGGAATGCGGCAATGACCGCTAATCCAATAGGATTGATTATAGTTGGTATCGCGGCCCTTATAGCCCTGATTGTTGCAATAATTGTTAAATGGGATCAGTGGGGGGCAGCTATTTCAATAATGCTTGGCCCGATCGGATTACTATTGTCAATAATAATGTCTCTAAAGAGAAATTGGCAGATGATAAAAGATGCGTTTACAAATGGTGGAATACTTGAAGGTATAAAGGCTATCGGGAAGGTTCTTTTAGACGCTGTATTGATGCCTATACAACAGATTGTTGAATTAATATCCAATATTACCGGCGCTGATTGGGCGGCAAAGGCGGCTGAAAATATAAAGGCATTCCGGGCAGAGTTAGGTGTAAATGTGAGTGAGCCGGTTAATCCAAAGGCAGTAGAGCAAGATTCAATGGCACAGAGGATAGAAAGTTCGACAACGCAGAATGTTAAAATTGGAATCAAGGATGATACCGGCAGGGCAACCGTGGAGTCCGATAATAATATTGTTCCGATAAGGCTTTCATCAACACGAACAGGATTCTAAATGGATTTAAGGTTAATAGAATATGGGAATGGTGGTGATCTGGTAAAGACCGCAAAGGATCTTGTTGTTATTTACGGATTCGAAAACATGGCGTACATAGCTATGTTCGGAGGTAATGTAGAGGCATCAACGCCAACAGAGAGATTGGCAACGGAACAGGCATACGACTATTGGGCTAATAACTTGCTGATGCCGGCGCTGCCAGGTATTCAATTCAATTCGGAAACAGAACGTGCGTTGAAGAAAACACCGCTCACAAGTTACGGCCGGGCTCTGATAGAGCAGGCTGTGATAAATGATCTGCGGTTTATGAAGGATTTCGCAAAGGTTGGTGTGTCTGTTTCCATTATATCAGATGATCGAATTATAATAGGCGTGCAGATTCAGGAACCGGATAACTTGCAGAAAAGGGAGTTTATTTTTCTGTGGGATAACACAAGATCTGAGCTTGAAATAATAGATAATACTATTGTCAAGCCAAAGCCAACACCGGAACCGAGCGGTTTTGATTACGTACTGGATTTTATTTTTATATGATTGTAATACCTACCCTTACCCAGCTATACAATAGCATCTTGAATGATCTTGAAAGCGAGATGCAAGTCAGTATACCGCTTTTCGGGAAAATATTTTTACGTGCTGTTGCAGCGGTACAGGCCGCCAAATTGAAACTTTTTTATGTTGCTATCGGTAAGGTTCAGAAGAATTCATTTATCGATAGCGCGGATCCGGAATCATCTGGCGGTACACTTGAACGATTTGGCCGGGTTAAGTTAGGTCGTAATCCTTTTCCTGCGCAGGCAGGTGAATATACGGTTACCGTAACCGGAACTATCGGGGCAGTAATACCGGCGCAAACCACATTTAAGAGTAATGATGATTCTTTAAACCAGGGCTTGCTGTTTATATTGGATGTTGAGCACGAGATGGTGACCACATCAGATAGTGTAACTATAAGGGCTTTAACGGCCGGTTCTGGAAGCAAAATTTTGATTAATGATCAACTCACTGCAACCGCTCCGATCGCAAATGTGGATAGCATCGTAACTGTCAACTCGGAAACTGTAACTCCATTGGATGCTGAATCAATAGAAGATTACCGGCAAAAGGGAATAGAGGCCTATCAATTAGAACCAAATGGTGGATCGCCTGGAGACTATCGGATATGGGCTGCAGATGCGCAGGGTGTTGAGCGTGTATATCCTTTCGCGCGAAGTGGGTTTACAGCGGAAATAAATTTATTCATAGAGGCTACTGTTGCGGATTCAACAGATGGATTTGGGACGCCACCGCCATCAATGTTGGCAGATGTGGAGGATGTTGTTGAGTTGGATCCGGACACAACAAAGCCAATCAACCAAAGAGGGCGCCGGCCGATGGGAATGATTGTGAATTTTTTACCGGTAACAGTGAAGATGATTGATATAGAGATTTTGGATGCAGTTGATTTTACCGCCGATGAAAAGACAGCGATATTTAATACTATCAATGAACGGGTAAATACAACACGGCCATTTGTAGCTGGCGCGGATGTACTGGCATCAAAGAAAGATGTGATCAATAAGAATCATATCATATCGGATATCCTATCGGTTAAACCGAGCGCTTTATTTAGTGATGTTACATTAACTGTTGCCGGTGTAACGGTTAATACATATCAGTTTTTAAATGGCGATATTGGGCACTTAGACTCAGTAACGTACCCATGATATCTCTTTCAACCATAGTGAAATTAAGTCGGCAACTATACCCGACAGGTAGAGTTTTTAAAATGGCTGCCGGATCTTTTTTCGAGCAATTGAATAAAGGGCTTGCACAAAGTGAAGTGAGAGCGTATAATGATCTACTTTCAGTATTCGATAGTCTGATTCCGGATAACGATAATTTCTCAGATGATGACGCCACTGTATGGGAGCGCAGATTGGGGTTAATAACTAACACATCTGTTTCTCTGGCTGATAGGAAAGCGGCTATAATCAGAAAGATGCAGTATCCAGGTAACATACCCGCGCGCCTGAATTATAGATTTTTGGAGAAGCAGTTACAAGATGCGGGGTTTAATGTTTTTGTCCACGAAAATAGATTCCCGGATGGGATGGGAGGGTATACAACTCAGAATCCGTTGGATTTAACGGGCGGAGTTGGGGCAGTGTCCCCGCAGTATGGGCAATTTCAGTATGGACAATTTCAATATGGTTCATATTATGGCAACATGGTTGTTAACCGGATTGAGGAAAATTTGGATAAGAATTTTAGTATAGGCACAAACCTAAGGAGGACATTTTTTATAGGTGGCTCCATTCTTGGAGATTTTACCACAGTACCATTAAACAGAAAATCAGAGTTCAGGCAGTTGATATTAAAGACAAAAGCAACAGATACTGTTGGATTTTTATTCATAAACTATATATAAAGAAAATGGCACGTTCATTAGCATCGAAACCAAACGTAATTGCACCGGATTCAGATTATCCATTTGGTAGGGTAAGAGACGATAACGGAACCGGTAACGGCACGCCCGTAAATGAGGAAACCTGCGGTGATCAACACCAATTTTTCGAGAAACTTTTATCTGAAGGTGGTGTGCCTGCGAATGGAATGCCTGAAAATGAATACTCAGGATTTCAATATTGGGAGGCATTGATTGCATTAATGGGTGGCCTGAAAACAAAGGTTATAAATATAGGCGCTTGGGATATGCAGACAACCGATGATGTTTTGGTTGCAACCGGAATAGACGCATCTAAAGTGAGAGAGATTAGTATATTCATACGTATAGATGGAGGAACTGAACTTTCATCGATATTTAGCCGTGGAGTAGCATCACCAACATTGGATGGATCTTTTGCATTAACATCAACAGGTATCAGGATATTCAGAAAGACAGGTGGACAGTATGATGATGTGCTTTTTTCAGGTGGATCAAATAGAGGCTTTATCGTAATCAGATACACGGCAGACTAAAAGTCACTTATCCAACTCGGTTTAGGTTCGTTCGGATTGAATAATTCATTAATGTAATATTCACGTCTGAACGAATATTTTTTTTCATAGTACGGTGAATCATTTGAACTCATTATACTTTTACAGATGTTGAATGGCTTTGATTCATAAAAATTATTATCATGACCGCGATTTAAAAGTAGATGCCCCAACTCATGAAATACTAATTGCTCGCGCATTCCAGATTTCCAGGCATTTGATGATGAATCGATTATTATGGATGATGTTTCATAAAGGGTACGTCCCTCAGCCTCTCCATTAAGGCATCCAAAATTAACCTTTAGATTATCAGGATATATATCAATTCCTCTAATCTTAGCCTCATTAATAAATGATTCTACGTAAGGCAGAAGGTTACTGTCAATGTTGGAATAATCATCATCCATTATAGTAGAAAAACAGCCAGACAGTAAGAATGCAATTGGGATTATTATCTTTTTCATGCGGCTAAGTTATAAATATTGTTTGTATTTTAAAAACAATACAATAGTAACCCTTAAAAACACCCCTATTTTTACATATATTTGATTCATGATATTCGATATAAACAATGATGCCGCTGTAGTTTTTACCAATCAATTGGAGAAAATGCATCGTTCCGCATTGCCTGTTGCGGTCCGGGAGACATTAAACGGGGCGGCATTTGATGTTAAAATGCACACCATGCCAGAGGCTGCAGATGATGCATTTATTGTTCGTAAAGAGAATTTCTTTAAGTCGAAAAGTAGTGTGGATAAAGCCAAAGGATTCGATATAGGAAGCATGGAGGCGGTAGTTGGGTTCATTGGCGATGATCAGGCTGTAAAAGATTTAGAAGCGCAGGAGCATGGCGGGGAGATTGATGGGAGATCATTTATACCAATGGATACAGCCCGCTCAGGAAACACACACAATAGCCAGGTTCGCCCGAGCAACAGGATATCTAAAATAAAAAACGTGGTCAATGCGAATACCATGGAGGGGAAGACCGCGAAGCAGAAATTTACGCATGCTGTTTCAAAAGCAGGTAAGGGAGGCTTTGTGTTGGGGAACAACGAAAAGCAAACTCTTTTCAGGGTTAAGAATGACGGCAGAGATTTTAAATTAACACCTCTGTTTTCTTATGATAAAGGGCGCGATGTGTCCGTTTCAAAAACGGAGTTTATGCAGACGGCAACAGAGAAAAGCGCTGAGGAGTTGAGTAAGATATATTACAAGCAGGCCGAAAAACAAATCGATCGAATCAGAAAAAAATGAGCTGGATACAGAAGTACAACAATAACCTCATAATTCGCACCGGGGACGGTGTAGAGTTCAGTGTATTATGGAAGAATGCCAGCCGAACACAAGAATATAATGTTGCACAATTTGAATTCCCTGATACTGATGGGACATTAGCAAAGAGATCCCGCCCAAAAGGAATGATGTATAACGTTGAAATATACTTTCAGGGGGAGTTTCATTTAGATGATTCATTGGATTTTAAACGGTCTGCAGATGACCCACGCGATTGGACTTTGATTCACCCGTTATATGGGACTTTAACGGTGACTCCATTAACGGTGAATTTTGATAATGAAACATCGATGAACTACACCAAGGTGACGGCGTCAGTTATAGAGACAATAACAGATGTGAGGCCGCGAACATCGATTGACCCTAAGGATAAAATATTATCCGACCACGAGAATGTAAATGCAGTATTTTCGAATTCATTCGCTACAGATGTTATACCATCAACGTCAGATGTAGCAAACCTTAACAGTAATAACGACACGGTATATAATGTTGGTAAGAAGAAAGTAAAACTAACGCTCGATGCAGAGAATTACTTTAATGCTTTTCGAAACGCTAACTCAAAAATAATTGAGGCGACCAATGATCCACTTGATGCTATAACAGCATTGCAGGCGGTTATTAATGCCCCGGCATTTTTTGCGGATAGTGTGCAGAACAGAATTGATCTTTTGATAACTCAGTTTAATACTTTGAGGGTAAGTATACCATCAATAATTTCATACTCTCAAAAGAGAATATTTGAAAATAATATTGGAGCGTTAATGTCAGCAATGGTAGTTGCTTCATCGCAGCCGCAAGAAGGTGATTACAGAAATAGAACTGATGTTGTTAATGTTATCGAAAAAATAACCAGTTCTTATAATACATATATATCTGACTTGGATTCAATGCAGAGTGAAAATGGAGCATCTGTTGATAGTTATATTCCGGATCATGGTTCTATGCAGTCTCTCGCAGACCTTGTTGATTTTGCTATATCTAATTTGTTTGATATAGCTATAGATGGAAAGCAGGAGAGAACTATATTATTGGAGGATGATTCAAATGCAGTTCTTTTAACACATAGATTTTATGGTATTGATGAGGCTAATGCGAACTTGGAACAATTCATTAGTCAAAATAATATAGGATTGAATGAGGTGTTATCGATTCGAAAGGGGAGAAAAATAATATACTATATATGATATTAAAGATAAATGATCGAATCAGGAACAGGCGCGTTGAGTTGTTCAGTAGGATTGCTTTGAATCTTCGATATGATAGTATAGCATCTGCATTTTCTTTTAGTGGTTATTTTGATCCAAATAATACAGAACATAAAGAGTTATACTGTATAGGTCATTATCACATCTGTACACTTGAACATAATGGAGAACTTTTATTTACTGGTAATATATTATCAGAAGGTTTTTCAGATCAAAATGTTAGAGAGTTGGTTTCAATAGGTGGATATTCTTTACCTGGTGTTTTGGAAGATTGTAATATACCAACTAGCTTATATCCATTGCAATCTGATGGATTGAGTTTGCGTGAGATTGCACAAAAACTTATAAAACCTTTCGGTATTTCAATGGTTGTTGACAGCGCTGTTTCTAAGGAGATGGATGAGATTTTTGATGAGACTACCGCAGAGGCATCATCTACAATTAAGGATTATATAACAAGTTTGGCAAGTCAGAAAAATATAGTAGTAAGCCATAATGCAAAGGGTAATTTAGTTTTCACGCGGGCAAGAACAAATGGTCCATCGATAATTACATTTGATACTCAGGATGAAAACTCAATTCCATTTACTAAAATGGGATTTTCGTTTAATGGACAAGGGATGCACTCTCACATTACAGTGCTAAAAGAGCCAGATACAGATGGTGGTAATGAGGGGGAATATACTATTAGAAATCCTTATGTAATAAATTCAGTATATAGACCAAAAGTTATAATACAAAATTCAGGAACTGACATAGATACAGAGAAGGCCGCAAGAATGGCATTAGCCTCTGAATTGAAAAATTTAAGGTTGGTGATTACAACAGATCGATGGGAGATAAATGGTAAATGTATAAAGCCCAATAGCGTTATTTCTGTCCGTAATCCAAAAATATACCTGTATAAAAAATCTACTTGGTTTATCGAGGAAATAAGTTTAGAGGGTGATAATAAATCCATGGTGGCAACTCTCACATGTTGCCTGCCGGAAGTTTATAATGACCGAACACCTGAGTATTTATTTAAGGGTATCAACCTGCATTAAAAATGTTCACGAGAAAAGTAATATCAACTGAGTTCGATAAGCTAAAGCATAGAATTGTGAAGGTGCTCGGGCTTGGCAGTCGCGATGTTCAAACTGGTAAAGAGGCATCCCCTTTTGGTATAGATAGTAATCCAGTGAAAGATATGATTGCGATATATGCCCAAACATCAGTTAAGGGGAAAACCTTTGTAATAGGATATTTGAATGTAAACCAACTGGCAGCGGTCGGGGAAATACGATTGTTCTCTACCGATAAAGAGGGAGATTTAAAAATTAGTGTCTGGTTGAAAAATGATGGTACGATTGAGATCGGTGGCAATACGAAAAACATGGTCCGGTATCAGGAATTGGAATCAGGATTTAATGCGTTGAAAGAAGACCATAATAAATTGGTAGACGCTTTTAATGCACACATGCACGCAACCGCAGCGACTGGCCCGCCATCAACACCAACGCCAGGTATTGGGATACCGGCACAGCCCTCAACTGCAGACATAAGCGGCTCTAAGATTGATGAAATAAAAACTTTATGATTAGATTTGGCCTATGTTCATCTACAAGACAGCCAGTGAGTTCGTAGGCACATGCAAATCTATCAAGGATAAAATTGCGGCCATAGAAGCAATACAAGCGGCTTTATTGATAGTCGCTCAACAGGTTGCAGAGAATAATAGCGATATTTCGCAATACTCACTAAATGACGGTAAAACTATAATTTCAACATCATATCGAGATGCTTCATCTGTTATGAAGGCGTACGACAGTTGGAACATTATAAAAAATAAACTGGTCAATCAGAAGATGGGCCGGATGACAAGATTGGTTGATAAAGAGACATTCAATGGCTGCCATTAAAACACTATCAGAATCTGAGGAAAGGTTAATTAAGCACATGCGCGCGGGCACATTCGGGCAAAATATGGTCAAGAATTCAGCGCCTAATATTCACCCGCAAAAGCATGCGTCAACCGGATACGGTGTATCACGAATATTGTGGACCCATTCATTTGATGGTGAAAAGGAATTTGGTGGGGTTGGTCCCGCCAAATCATATCTCCCTAATTATCAATTATTACGCGTCAGATCTTGGCAGTCATATTTGGAGAGCGAAATAACTCAGACAATAATAAGCCGATATGCAACGTGGGTTATTGGTAGTGGGTTGAAACTGCAGGCTGAACCGAGTCAGAAAGTACTAAGTCAATTAGGGATAGAAATAGATTCGACTGAGTTTAGCGAGAATGTTGAAGCATTCTACAATTTATATGCTGAATCAACTGAGTCTGACCACGCGAGAATGAACACCAAAAACGAACAATCATTGACAGCGTTTGTGAATGCAATTGTTGGTGGTGATGTTCTGGTTGTACTGAGAAATGAAAATGATATACCAACGATTCAGTTGATCGATGGAGCGCATGTTAGGTCTCCGCAGGGTGGTAACGAAATATATGCTCAGGTTTTGGCAAATGGTAACAGGATTGAAAATGGGATTGAATTGTCGCCATCGAATGAGCATATAGCATATTATATTATAAAGCCAGGTGATATTACAAAGTATGAAAGAATTCAGGCGCGAGGAACTGAGACTGGATTGGTGATGGCGTTTTTGGTTTATGGTAATAAATACCGACTCGACACGCATAGAGGTATACCACTCATCGCTGTAGTTCTTGAAACAATAAAAAAATTAGAACGCTACAAGGAAGCTACAGTTGGTAGCGCAGAGGAGCGCGCGAAGATTGCATATTTTATCGAACATGGTTTAGGATCTGATGGGGAGAATCCATTGGTACAGCAAATGGCGGCAGCTATGGGATATAACAATGCGAACAAAGTAAATTTCCCAACGGATGATCAGTTGCAGCAACTGGCCGGAAATATAGCAGCAACCACAGGAAAACAAACTTTCAATATGCCTATAGAGTCAACATTGAAAGCACTGGAAACAAAGAATGAATTATACTTTAAGGACTTCTATACTGTGAATATAAATATAGTTTGTGCTTGTGTTGGTATACCTCCGAATGTTGCTATGTCACTATACGATTCAAATTATTCTGCCAGCCGTGCAGCTATACAGGATTGGAGTCATACCTTGAAGGTAAGACGCAAGTCATTTTCAAATCAATTCGAAAAGCATATATATGCGTTCTGGTTTTTCTTAATGGTCATTCAAAATGTTATTCAAGCACCTGGTTTTATTTTGGCTTGGATGACAGATAAATGGATGATTATGCGTGCGTACTTACGAGCAAGGTTTACAGGGGCTAATGTTCCTCATATTGATCCGCTTAAAGAAGTTCAGGCGGTTCGTTTAAAGCTGGGCTCAACCGCGGAAGCTATGCCATTGACTACATTGGAAGAAGCCACCGAGGAATTAGATGGTGGTGGATCGATAGAAAATATGGAACAATTTTCAAGGGAATTGAAAAAATCTAAGGAGCTAAAAATAGAGGCCCCGGCCGTTAAACCGCCAGTTCCTAAAGAATCGGACCAGTCAGAATAGGAAATTTTTTACCCTAAATTTGGAATAGTTGTGATTATTCGGAATATTCGCAACCATAATGGCACAGGATATTCTTTTGATGGGGCATATAGGGCAATACAGTACCCTATTTTTCTTTGACCAAATCAAAGAAGCAACAAAAGATAATAAAGATGAGGACCTTGTGTTGCGCGTCAATACTGAAGGTGGAGAACCTGATTACATGCTTTCTATTCTTGAAAAGGTTCAGGAGCTTGGAAATCAGATCTATATAAAAGGTGGCGCTATGATGCACTCATCTGGTTTTTTTGCGATGTGCTATGTTCCAGCTGAACGTGTGGAATGTTCAGATGTTACCCAGGCAGTTTTACACCGTGCAGCATATTCCCAATGGCTGGAAAAACATGCAGAATTTAAGGATAGCGTTTATGATATAACGCTACAGAAAACAAACAAGGATTTAGAAAAGGCGTTACGAGCCCGTGCAGATATTGAAGTTTTGGAGTCATTACCGCAATTCAAGGAAAAGAATCTGAAATTGAAGGATATATTTTCAATGGATTCAAGAATTGAGGTTGTATTAACCGGGGCAGATCTTAAAAAAATAGGTCTAGTTTCAAAGATCAATAAAATGACTCCGACAAAACAAGCCGAGTTGAATGCAGAGATTGAGGCTTTTAAAAAATGTAACTCGCTTCAGGACTTCAGGGCAGCAGCAAAGGTGATCGCTAAAAATGAGTCTAGCCAACAAACAGACGAACCAAAAATTACAGATATGACACTGGAAGAACTTAAAACCAAATTCCCGGCAGTATATGCGCAAGCAAAAGCAGAAGGTGAAAAAGATGGCGCGGATGCAGAATTTGATCGTGTTGATGCTATAATGGTTTTTGCTGAGATCGACCCGGCAGAAGTAAAGAAAGCCATTGCATCGCGTAAGCCGCTCACACAAAAACAGATGGCAGAGCTTTCATTGAAATCTGTGAATGCTGGGTTATTGAAAAAAACAAAGAATGATTCGGCGCCTAAAGTAACTCCTGATGCATCTACGATCAAGAAAGAAGGTGAGGAGGCGGCTGATGATGATCCTAAAACAAAAAAACTGGCTGAATTTGAGGCAAGTTTGGATGCCCGTTTAGGTCTTGGCAAGAAAAAGTAATGCCAAAAATTTAATTTCTTTAGATTTTAAAGTTTACTTTACATAAAAAATCATTCCATGAGCACTCAAACCATTGTACTTAATACCGGCCAGCAAGCGATAATCCGCACAGACACGTCAAAAATATTTGTTGGTTGCAATCGATATGAAAAAGGCAACTACACTAACTCAACATACGACCCGGTTACGTTGTTGGTTGGAACACTGCTTGGCCGTGTTAGCGCAACAGGACTTTTAAAACCTCTGGTTGCAAGTGCTAACGATGGTAGCCAATTCCCAGTGGGAGTAGTGGCGGATACAGTTACAATTGACGAGGGTGATACAGGAGAAGTTTACTTTTGTGTTGCCGGAGATGTTGTTGCCGATCAGTTGATTTTGAGCGGTGCCGATACCCTTGATAGCGTTATATCAAGTCGCCGCCTGAGAGATCGTATCGGTGCCGACACGGTTGGCATTAAACTGATTACTCAGAATCAGGAAATGACAAGATTGGATAACGAGTAATCTTTTTACCAAAAGCGAGAAAAAAAGGGATTTTTTATAAAATACAAATAAAATTTTAGTCACATGGCAGATATAGCAACAACAGATGCATTCGGTTTATACACCAAGAAATTAATTGCGGTGTATAAGGAGAGACAGCCGACAACAAATTTCTTGCGGTCGTTTTTCACTCCGGTTGAGACCAGCACCAAGGAACTTTCAATAGAAGTTCAGCGAGGTGATGAGTGGGTTGCTGTAGACGTTGCCCGCGGGACTGATGGTAACAGAAACACATGGAGCCGTACAACTGAAAAGCTTTTCGTACCTCCATATTTCAAGGAATATTTGGACATCACGCAGCTGCAGTTATATGATCGCCTTTTTGGAGCTACACAGATTGATGATGCAGTTTTTGCAGAGTTGATCAATGATACAGCTGAGAAGGTTGCCGACATCCAGGCTAAAATCGAGAGAGCTGTTGAGATACAGTGCGCTCAGATTTTCAATGATGGCGTTGTTTCGGTGAGAGCGGGTGAGGATATTGATTACAAGCGTAAAGGCGGGTCAATGGTTGACCCAGGTGCAGGCCAATATTTTGCCAATGCAATTGATCCATTCCCATTATTTGAGGCTGGGTGTCAATTCATGCGCAAAGAAGGTAAAGCAACCGGCGCTGTATTCAATGCTATCATTGGAACAGAAGCCATGCAGGACCTTTTGAATAACGCTAAATTCAATTCCCGCCAAAATCTTTTCCACTTGAATTTGGATCAGGTTACAGGACCGCAGAGAGTTGATAACACTGGCGCCAATTTGCATGGTGTAATTACGGCGGGAACGTATAAAGTTCAGCTATGGACTTATGAGCAATATTATAAACATCCGGATTCAGGTGTATTGACTCAATACATTGACCCGAAAATGGTAATAATGTTGCCGACAGTCACCAATTTCAAAATTGGATACGCAGCAGTTCCGCAATTACTGAAACCCGGACAACCGGTTACTAAAGGAGCATTCATCATTCGTGAATACACTGATGAAAAGAATCAGTCACATGAGATATTTGTTGAATCTGCTCCGCTGGCTATCCCTGTAGCGATAGACACAATTTATACGTTCAGAGGTGTAGCGGCTTAAAAAAAGTCTAATGAGAGAATTTAAAGTAAAGTCTCTGTGTGTTACAGGAAAGGGTAAGAAAAAGTACACCACAGGGACCATTGTTAACGAGGATATGTTTCCGGCTCGGAATATAGATTGGTTGATATCAAGCGGGCATTTGATTGAACTGGAAAGTGAAGTTAAATGCGATCCTCCAAGCACACCGGTAAAGACTCTTCCGAGTGATACGGGTGGCGATTCGGAAAATACTCTTCCGAGTGATACGGGTGGCGATTCGGATAGCAGCTCCGATAATGATCCTTCATCAGAAAAAGTTGAATCAGTTGATGTTTCACGTGAAACTGAAAAAGAAGATAATAACCAGATTGGTATAGCTCAGATTAAAAAAGAGCTTAAAGAAAGGGGAATTAAGTTCGAAAAGAATGCGCCCTATGCCGATCTGTACAAGCTTTGGATTGGAGGATAATAGTTTTTTGAATTGGTATTGGTTTAACATGTGCCCCCGCCTGGTAAGCTGGGGCATTTTTTTGTTTATGAATATAGCACAAAGAGCAAAGCGGGATATTGAACGCATAACGTCAAATCCAAATGGCGGTGGACATGCATTGTTATTCACAGCTCCTTCAGGTGAAACAGCTGCGGTTTACGGTAGATTTTCAAAAATTACATTGCCGAATGAGCAAGGAGAAGGTGCGCCAGTAAACTCACTCCAAACGTATGTTTCAGTATCAGAAAAGTTTTTAACAGATCTGGCCTATCCTGTCCGTAATTCGGATGGTATTGTACACATGGAGGCTCACACGGTTGAGGTGGCTGATAGTACTGGAACAACTGCCAAGTATGCCATTGTGCAATGGCATCCGGATGAGACTGTTGGGTTGATCGTTTTTATTTTGAGTAACTACGAAGAATTATGATTGAATACGCTATAGGTCCTCAGTCATTTGAGATTATACGTGATAGAGTAGGAGTTATTATTGCGGATGAATTGGATATGCAATTCCAATTAACGTATGATAAGTTATTTGAGTCCAGAATTTACATGGAGCGATTTATTCCATTCAATGAATCGGAATATGATGCTGTGAATATAACCGTTGCAAGAGTTAATTTAGACTCTAATACCATGCTGCAGTCTGATGGAGCAAATACAATATTTATTGATGTATACACAAAAGGTAGATCGTATAAAGAAGTTGATAAGTTGATTGATGGCAGTGCTATAGCCACGCGTAAAATGCATAGGTTAGTTGGTGTTATACGGGCTATTCTGATGGATTCTAGATATAAAACACTTGGTTTTGAGCCTGGTTTTATATTACGCCGTCAGATTGTTGATTTAAGATTTGCCAATCCAAAAGTAGAGGATAATGTGTGTACTGCGACTGGTAGAATTGTATTTGAGGTTAGGGCTGTAGAAATTAATGGATCGGTACAGCCTCGAATATTAGCTGATTTTGAAACAGTTGTGAAATTACATGAAAGTGAGGAAGGATATTATTATTTTGGGGAAAACTAAAAAATGATGCCATGGCTGTTATAACATACGAAGACAAAAATAACACGCTACCAACATCAAATCCGAGAAGAAATTTCAGGGATCAAGATGCCAATGAGATAAAAAATGTAGTGAATCAGAATGCCACCGCTATGGGCTATAAGGCCGTCCCATTTGAGCCAGCGTCCGCCCCTGAGGATGCGCAGATGCCGGTATCAGGTGGCACCGGTAATATGGGTATTCCGCAAGAAGGTAATAGATGGCGGTTTACATCTGCCGGATATATACCAGGTGCTGATGGTCCTGAATTATGGCCAAAGGGTACTATTCTGGAAGCATTTGCAGATAATCCCGGGAATGATCCGGAAAAATGGAGAGCCTACTAAACCACAAAAATATATGTTACTATTTCTATACTTTAAATTAATCGGGTGCTCTGCGCTTGGATTATTGTTCCAGCTTTTAGCAAAAAGCAAATCAATGACTGAAAAAGCATCATCCGGTGGTGTGAAGTATATTGGGTTCAAAGCTTTTGTTTTGCAGGAGCAGATTCGAATATATGGAACGCTTGGCGCAATAACGCTTCTATTCTTGATTGCAGGGCCGGCGATCGATCCTAATGTTTTGGAAATACCTAATGAGAAAGTAACATTCTTTTGGGGTTTGTTTGCTCTGAGTAAGATTGTTATTTATGAAATGGTTATATCCATACTATTTACTACCGTTGGTTATGGCGGCCTTGACCTGGCTTTAAGATTCTATAGCCGAACAAATAAGGAATTGAATCAGGCGATCGATAAAAAAGCAAAAATTGAAACTCCAAAAGAATGAAAAATTTAATCTGCCTTACCCTATTAATCCTCTCCTTTGGAACGTTCGCACAGAAAACAAATAGCGAACTACAGACACAGATAACCAATGAGATCAAAAGTAAAACGCTTTCTCCTCAGCGTGTTGGGTCTGTATTTGATGATGTAAATTATGCTAAGGAGAATATAAAGGTATATACTGCTTCAGGAACAAACACCTATATAATTAATGAGGGACTTGGTGCAGGGAATGGAATAACCGAATATGAGGATCTAAAAATTGCAGTTCGTTTTACCAATGCTCCATCTGGTGCCTCTACATTAAATATTAACAGTATAGGTAATAGGACTATAAACAATGCAGTTGGTGTTATTGAGTCAGGTAAGGTATACTGGCTTGTTTACAACGGAACGGCATTTGATTTTATTGGAGGTAGTAATGGTAGTAGTGGTGTTTCTAGCGTATTTAGCAGATCAGGCGATGTTGTAGCTGCAAGTGGGGATTACACAGCTTCTCAAATAACTAATACCCCATCGGGTAATATATCTGCTATTGATCTGCAGAATGCTATTATAGAACTCGATACAGAGAAACAACCATTGGATAGTGATTTATCTGCTATTGCCGGATTGACGCCTACAAATGATGATATTATCCAACGCAAATCGGGAGCTTGGATAAATAGAACTCCTGCACAATTTAAGATCGATCTATCATTAACTAAGTCGGATGTAGGATTAAGTAATGTTGAGAACACGCAACTATCAACATGGGCAGGATCATCCAATATTACAACTTTAGGTACTATATCTACAGGCTCATGGAACGCAACACCTATATCTATAGGTAAAGGAGGCACTGGACTTACTGTTGTAGGTTCTTCACTTCAATGGATGCGCGCCAATTCTAGCGCTAATGGAATTGAATACTTTACACCTACTGCTAATATGCTACCCTACTCACCATCTGGCGGTATATCTGCTACAGATGTTCAGGCAATGGGAGCGGAGCTAGACGCTGAGAAAACTAACCTGCTTTGGCCTGATGTAGAATTTACAACTAACCACACAGGTGCATTAACAGATATAAACAAAGTAGTTCAGATGAACTCTGCGTCTGCTTTGACGTACACTATACCTACAAATGCTTCGGTGGCCTTCCCTATAGGAACTTACCTACTAATCAGGAATAAAGGGACAGGAGGATTAACAATAGATCAACCTGGTGGTGTAGTTTTAAATTTGGCAGATGGTGCGAGCTTCCCTGTATCGATTAAAGGGGTTACTGTAACTGCACATAAAACAGCCACGAATACTTGGGATATAGAAGGTGTTCCTATAGCGAGCAGCGGTGGAACTGGAACTGTATCAGATGTATCAGTTGTTACAGCGAATGGTGTAAGCGGGTCAGTTGCGAATTCAACGACAACTCCAGCAATAACATTGACTCTTGGAGCTATTACACCGACAACTGTTAATGGTATTACATTGTCTGGTTCTTCGACTCCTTCGTTGGCTGTAGCTGGAACATCTTCTATATCAGGAACAAATACTGGTGACCAAACATCCGTGTCAGGCAATGCAGGAACGGCAACAGCATTGCAGACAGCTCGCACTATAGGAATAATAACGGGAGATGGAACAAGCTCAGGAAGTACTTTCAATGGTACAGCGAATAATACCAATACATTTACTCTTGCAACTGTAAACTCTAATGTAGGAACATTCGGAAGCGCGACACAATCAAATATTATAACCGTTAATGGAAAAGGACTAGTAACAGCAATTTCATCGCAGACAGTTACACCGGCAATAACATCCGTGACGGGGT